ACCTACTTCTTCGCCTACTAATACTAAGTTTACTCCTATTGAAACACTTTTTGATGAGGATTGATTTAACCATTGATTTTACCATTGATTTTACCATTGATTTTACCATTGATTTTACCATTGATTAAACGTTATTTACTCGCCCCTCTATAAATATATCTTTTTTTCAGTCATTTCACATTATTTTTAGTTACCCGATTACACGGGAAATTCATAGAAAATTGAAATTATTATTATGCATTTTTTACTATATAATACTATTTATATACTACCTTTTAAAATGAATCCAGTTCTACAAAATATCATAATTGAGTCTGAGTTATCTGAAGACATTATTGTTGTTAAAAAAACTAACAAACCTAACAAAACTAACAAACCCATTACACAAACCAGCTGCTTTATTACTCAAGTCGCTCGTAAAGATGTGTTGGCTAATATGTTAGTTAATACTCATTTAACCGGCTCACAGTTATTTCATTTTATACTTTACGAAAATAAAGATACTCGCGACGAGAGAAGACAAGGATGGCTTTTTGAAACTCTTTGTCAAATTCTTATTATTCTTAAGTGCATCGCTAATATCAATTATACAGAAATTTACGACGGACAATTACAAAACTTAAAGCTTATTACTAACATCAATTCTTTATTTAAACTCAAGGTTGAGGGCGGTGGCAATAATATTGTTGATATGGCTATTAAACATCACAACACACTCCTTTTATTTACAATTAAATACAAACATAAATACAGTGAAACCGATGTTTCCAAAATCGACACTACTATTACCAAGCAAACACTCGCTACTGACTATAAAATCGCTCTTATTGTTAAGGACAAAACGCTTGTTATCGACCATAAATACAAAAATAAATTAAATATTGACAAACAATTACACGATACCATTATTGACAACTCATTGTTATTTGATGAAACCGATATTATTAAAGCATTAGACACCTTTTGCCAACGATTTTCTAACAATTTATACACTGTTGATGAATTTTGTGACTTCATTAATGCTGATTATTTGTTATCTCCCCGACAACAATTAATTCCCAAGTTACATCAATCTATGACTCTATTTAAGTTCATTAATTCATTTTCAACTAACAAACAGCTTATGTGGTGCATCGCTCATAAACCCAGAAGTGGCAAAAGCATTACTTTGTTATTAATCTGTAAATATTTATTACAACACGGATACCGCAAAATACTTATTATGACTTCTGTTCCCGCTACTATTCATAGTTTTACCAGCGATTTAGACAAATATATCGACTTTACTAATATTCAGTATAAAACACAAGAACAATTCGATACTATTGACGAGTCCTTTTACGGTATCGTATTTTGTAGCGTACAGTATCTTAAAATTGACGGCAAAACTAACAAGAAAAATTTATTAAAACTCATTGGATTTGATGCTATTATTACCGACGAATCTCATCTAGGCTCATCTACTAACAAAACTAAAACCGACATTTTAGACATTGACACTGATGTTGACGAGATTCGACAAAATATACGCCTTAATATCTTCGCGTCCGGCACCGCTGACAAAACCAAGAATTATTTCCGCATTCATTCCTCATGTGTTTATGAGTGGGCTATTGAAGATGAGGCCTTTATGAAAGAACTTATTAATCCAAACGTTCATAATAAAGATGATATTCTCCAGTATATGGTTAATCGACACGGACCCGTATTTACCCAATGCTTCCATAATATTACTCTTAATCAAAATTACTCTAAGCACCCTACTCAAGTCTTAATGAAGCATTCTATTCCACAATTATTGATTGACGACATTATTACATACAATGCTAAGCATAACACTAACTTTGGCTTTTCATGTAATTCATTGTTCGCATTAAAACAAATTATTAATCATAAAGGCGACGTTGTTTATGCTGAAGAATTTGAATTATCCAAAACTACTGATGGCACTGACATTTTAAAAGGCTTCTTTGATTGCATTATTTCTACTAACCGGATGCGATCTAATACAATTATGAAACTAATCGAAAACACACAATCCTCTCGCGGCTCACGCAAATCTACCGTCGATTTTCCTTTGTTATTCATCTTTTATCTACCCACTCATACCAGAAACAATACCATCTCGTTATTACAAAAAACATTCAAACAATTCTTGCTTACTCATTCTTTATGGAACGATTATAATATTGAATACTCTAATGCTACCGAAGACACCGGATTTGTTAAAGAACAATATAATGAATATATTACCACCATTATGAATAAAACCAAAACCGACAATAAAAAAGGCTGTATTTTGTTATTAGGCAATAAAGGCAGTGTTGGCATTACATATCATTTCTGTGATGTTACTATTTCATTTGATGACGGGCACCATTTAGACAATCAAAAACAACGCTTCTCACGAGCTTTAACCGAAGCCGACGGCAAAACTATTGGCATCAATGTTGATATGAACGTACAGAGAACATATTTGTATTTAATTGACATTATTCATAAACATAGAACTTACACTAAAACTACCAAAACTAATGCTGAAATTCTTTATTATTTATTCGAGCACAATATATTCTTGTTTGACCCACAGCTTATTCATTACGGCAATTTAAATACTGTTGATATTATCTCTTATTTTCAAGATGTCGCGCAAAGTATTTTAACTGAAATTGATGACTCACTTTTATTAGACAACTTAATTTGTGATGATGATATGCACCAATATATTAAACTCGACTTTCATAAGAATACTTCCTTTAAACCGTTTAATACGGACTTTGAAGGAGACCAGCCTGACTGTCCTAAGGGCGATACTACCAAGCTTCTTGTTGACGCACCTTCTTTTACACCTTTAGCCAATAACGCTGAAACCATTCAAGACATTCAAACAGCCGCCGTCGAAATAATCATTAATCAAACTTTCGAAATGTGCAAGGCATTCTTGTTTCCATTATTAGCCCTTATATCCCGATCTTATCACGTTTTCGATTTTAAGGACATTTTCACTAATTCCGATACAGCTCCATTAATTCTTTCGTTATTAAAAGATAAAAAAATTGAATTTGACGAACATAATTATTATATTTTAATTAATATAATGAATCATATTATCGATTATAACTCCGAGATTGTTAATAATATACGCGAAATTTACTCTATCGCACCCGCTGATAAACTCCGATCCCTAATTGAAAAACATTTTATTCCTTCATTAGAGGAGAAAAAACAGAATGCTGAGGTTCCTACTCCCGTTGCACTTGTTGATGATATGTTAGACAAAATTCCTATTGAATTCTGGTCCGCACCTCATTCCGTCTTTGAGCCGTGTTGTGGCAAGGGCAACTTTGTTTTAGGCATTTTCGATCGCTTTTATAAAGGACTTTCTTTGGTGTATCCTGATGAAATCCAGCGCTGCAATGTTATTATTAGCCAGTGTATTTATTATGCTGATATTACCGCATTGAATGTGTTTATTACAACCGAGATTCTCAAATGTCACGTGCAGAGTTATTGTGGGGTTGATACGTTTGATGACTTCGCGTTTCATTATCATGTTGGAGATACACTCCTTCTTAGCGTTGCTGATAAATGGCACCTTTCCGCTTTCGATGCAGTCATCGGCAACCCTCCTTATAATAATTCCCAAAACTGTATTGGAAAAAAAGGAGGAGGCGATTTATTGTGGAATAAATTTGTTATACAATCTATTAATAATTGGTTATTGATTAATGGTTATTTATTGTTCGTTCACCCGCCTGGGTGGCGAAAACCTGAAAATTCAACATCTAAATATAAAAACATGTTTGAAATAATGACAAAAGATAATCAAATGATATATTTAGAAATACACGATACAACAGACGGGCAAAAAGTATTTAATTGCGGAACTAGGTATGACTGGTATTTAATTGAAAAAACAGCAAAATATAAAAATACTATTGTAAATAGCCAATGTAGAGAAATATTTAATATTGACTTAGGTATTTGGAGTTTCTTACCAAATTACAAATTTTTAGAAATTAACAATATATTGGCTAAAGATAACACTAATAGATGTCAAATAATGTTTGATAGAACATCTTATGGTTCTGATAAAACAGATAGAGTGTCGTCAAAAGAAACAATTGAGTTTAAATATAAGTGCATTCATTCTACTCCTAAAGCTGGAATTAGATATATGTATAGCAAAGTTAATGATAGAGGGCATTTTGGAGTATCCAAAGTTATATTTGGCGATAGTGGTATTTATAAGCCAATTATTGATATGGATGGACAATATGCAATGACTCAACATTCTATGGCAATACCAGTTGATAACTTAGAAGAAGCAACTAATATTAGTAAAGTTATTGAAAGTCCGTTTTTCAAGGAAATATTACATAGCTGTAGTTGGAGCAATTATCAAATAGATTGGAGATTATTTACATATTTAAAAAAGGATTTTTGGAAGGAATTTATTAGTAAAATATAAATATAAAATATAGCAACAATAACTAACAAATAATAAAAAAACAACAATAATAATAATAATAATAAAAAATAAAAAATATAGTTGTAAATTTGTATATATTTTTTATTTTTTTATTGTTAGTTTGTTTGTTAGTTTGGATATATTTTATACATGCGTTAATTATTGTTTCATAATGTTTAGTTTATAATATTCGCGAGGCAATACAAATGCAGATATTAATAAGAAAAAGTAAAATGCTACATACGACCCATATACGTTTATTCCAATTCCATAAAATTCTAAAATCCTTGTTAAACTATAAACTAACAATATCGCAATTCCTAATATAGTTATTATTGAACTTGAAGACATTATATAATTATTTAAGAAATTAATTATGTAATAATTTATTTATTGTATCATATATTTCGTTTTATTTGTATCAATATATTTATCATCTAAAGTGCTTTTATTTAGTTGATGAAATGATAATGAAGCAAAACTATCCGAACATTTAACTAACATATCTCTCTTTTTTTCATGCGAGTTTAAATAGCATATTGTTATATTTGGTTCCGGATACATTGACTCAATATTTTCATCTGATAGTCCAAATGCTCTTTGAGGTTCAATATAAATATTGCCTTCATTAAATAATGCGAATCTATTTATTCCTCCATTAATATATCTACCATATTCGTTTTCTATAAGTAATAATTTATCAACTGGTTGATTGTTAAATTCATCCGGTTTCATCCACCCACCTTCAATTACAGCGTCGCTAAATGATCTATAAAAATAAAAATATTCACCACAACTATCATATTCTTGCGTTTTATTATTTCCAAAAATAGAAGTAAATTCTACACTTTTAAATTCTCCACCCGTATATACAGCATCAGGTAAAATAAAATAATCAAACTCATTAGTGTTTGAATTATTTAATAAGGCTAATTCAGGAGTTTCTATAAATAATTCAGTAACGTTGCGGTCAACTATAATATTACATATTTCTGTTGTATTAATTATTTCACTTGGTAGTATAAACCATGTTGCCATATCTCTTAATAATTTCAACCCAAATATATCTATTTCTGTAATATTTACAACAGCATAAGTTTTTCCTAATTTGTCATAAACAATTCCATTATACATTATTTCTGTAACTTTATCACCATTACAACCAATATTATTTAAAGCAACTTGTATTTTATTCAATACCATATTTTGAATATTTGTTGTTTTGTCATTATGAATAAATGGTAAAGTAAAGCGTTCATGTATTAAATCATTACAATGTGTTTTATCCATCATAAACTGTAAAAACGGGTATTTAGCGGTAGTAGTAACGTGATAGCATAAAATGAATATAATATTTAGTTGACCTTCGTTATATTTGTCTTCGTTATTTAGGCGACCTTCGTTATATATGTCTTCGTTAATTATATTTTTATTTGCAAGTGTTTCTAAAAAATATGTATACTCCATAATGTTATATATATTTTATATTTAACTTATTTTTAATTTGCGTTTAATTATTTATCTATTTTTCGTTTAATTTCATCTGTAAATACATCTAATCTATTATCAAACACCTTTTTTAAAAGTTCTTTTGCGATTTCAGGTTGGTCCTTATAATATTCTTCTAACTGAGCTAATAAAAATTTGTTAGTAATGGTTTGTTTAGACTTCCTTTTTTTATAAACTAACGCTCCCCCAGTTATATCAAAACAATCTATTGAGTTAGTTTTCATTATTGTTACCAATATTGCGGTTAATTCTTTCTTTTTATTAGTTTTATCTTTAATTTCGTTTTTAAGTTTTATGATGTCATTATCCAGTTTAATCCATTCTTTTATGTTAGTTATCAATTCATCCTTAGTGCTTGGTTTAGGTTTATTTTTTAATAATTCCTTTGTTTCTTTAATTTCTTCTGTAGTTTGTTGAGTAATATTCATTATTTAATATTATTATAATAATTTTAAGTAAGTTTATAAATTATTAATTATATTGCAACTTTAGGTCTATATAAAAATTTAATGTTTTGGCTCAGTTAATTGGTGTCGTTTACATAACCCGCTCTCATTAACAATTTTACAACAACACGGCTTTCCCTTATTTGCACCTTTTGTAAAAAAATATTGACATACGATATGTGTCGGTTCAATATTGTCGGGAACATATTGCCCTATAGTATGTATTTCTTGAACCACATTTTCAACTTTAGGCTTGATTAAAGGCATTCGCTTTAATATTGATAGTCCTTTTGTTAGTCTGTCTTTATTTATTTCCTCTAATAGTTTATTTTTTATGTGTAACCTTTCGGTCTTAAGTTTAATTAAGTCATCCTTTAAGACTACCTTTTCAGCCTTTAGTTTAATTTTTTCGTTTGCAAGTTTTAATTTTTCTTCATTCGCTTTATTTTTAATAGACAAATTATGTTGTTTTAATCCTGCTTTATAATGTTTTTTACAATATAATAATCCAGACCCTTCTACCATAGACACATATTTATCAGAACACAATATATTTTGTTGTGATACACAACATTGCCCCTTTTTAAAGGTAGTGCCATAAGCATTAAACGTATAATCATTTATATTCGCATAATTATGTGTTCTATTAGGTATTAAAACAGTATTCGGTAATGTTTTATCTAAACTATTAATTCCGTAGATTTGTTTATGATTAAACTCTTTATAATATGGTAAAATAGTAAATTGTATATTTCTACAGTAAGGGCATTTAATAAAATAATCTAAATTTGAGTTATTAAATTTATGATGTTCGGTTTTAGATAATGTGGTAACCTCATATGTTTTAAAGTCAAACCGCTGTCTATAAATTTCCTTATATAACGCATCGTAATTGAAATGATGATTGCATTCTAAATTTACTGACGTATCTGTTAATGGTAATCCAGTAATTTGGCATATTTGGGTCTCGTCATTAGTATCAACGTCGTCTAGCGATTTAAATAATTCTTCATAAAAATTAATATTACCTTCAATTTTATATTTTGTCATTATTATATTATACTTGCGGAATATCTTTAAATTTATTTTATATATTACATATATTATGACAAGTGCTTGGGGTCCATCAACGTGGTTATTTATGCATACTTTAGCCGCAAAAATAAAAGACACAAGTTTTCCATTAATTGGTCCAAATTTAATAACAATGTTAATTAACATATGTAATAATATGCCTTGTCCGCATTGCACAACACATGCAAAAGCGTTTTGGTCAAATGTAAACACGTCTAATATAAAATCTAAAACTGATGTAATAAATCTGCTATTTGTATTGCATAATATGGTTAATCAAAGAAAACACACTCAACCATTTAAGTATGTAAATTTAGAATATTATAATACCACAAACTTGATTAATACATATAACCTGTTTACAAAAAATTTTAATACACGTGGTAACATGAATTTAATTAACGAAGCGTTTCATAGAAATTTAATGATGTCTTCTTTAAAAAAGTGGATGTTAACAAATATTAATCATTTTAATTTATAATTTAATTATACTGTAATTTTATTTATTAAATTATATATTGCCAATTAACGTCCCGTCTTTATAAACCTTACATTTAAATTGTTGGCTAGATGGCATAGAACACACTTCTTTATTAGAGTTAATTTCATTAATATATAAGTAATTTTTTAAAGTTGTTCCATACATAATTAATCCGGATATAACACCTCCTAAAAACAACCCACTTAGTATATCACCAATAACTAAACTAGAAACAAATGATGGAATACACAACAACGATTTTTTGATAAATAAATCCAAAACTATATATGATATAAAAAATGATAATACACCATAATTAATTGCGTTTACCTTATTTTGGGTTGATAACATAACCATTGGCATTAAAAAATACATTAACGTAAAAGATAAAATATATGTGCTATAGGTAATATCTTTTGGTATAAATATTTGTGTTAATCCGGTCGAACAAATTTCAGGAATATCTCCTTCAATTTGGGTTAATCCAATTCCCTTGAATACAATTATTCTTATAAAAGTTATTATAAATATCCAGACAAAAAATACAAACGCCTTTTCCATTGTTGCAGTAAACATTGAAAAAACAACTACACTAACACATATAATTAATGGTGAGTAAAATGACAATGAATTAAATATATTCATTGAATTATTAAAAAGAACATTCTGTAATTCAGGCATATAATATTTTATAATATTAAATTTTTTATTAAGTTAATAAAATTAATATTATATCGCTATTCGAATACTAATTCAAATACTTCCTCAATTGTTTCAATGCTGTGAAATTTTATACCATTTGTTAGTTCATTATCTTTATTTTTCTCCATAAAACTATTATAATCTTTAATATTTTCTTTTGGAAATATAAATTCAGTTACACCTGCTTTAATGCCTCCCATAAATTTAAGATCTAATCCTCCAATTTCTGTTACTTTTCCATCTAATGTAATTTCGCCTGTAATTGCAATATTATGTTTAATTTTCTTATTATTAAACAAACTATATATAGTAGTCGTTATTGCTGTTCCTGCACTCGGCCCATCTTTTGGGGTCGCCCCTTCAGGACAATGAATATGAACGCCGTTTATAATATGACTTTGTTGATTTGTTAACTCTTCTTGTTGTTTTAATGGGGTTAAATTCCATGCTAAAGTTAAAGCAACATGCATGGATTCCTTCATAACATCACCTTGCATTCCAGTCAAATGAAGATGTAAAAATTTTTCACTAGGTCTCCAGTTTGTTTGAATTGGAATTACGCCACCATTGCCTTGGGCGTTTGCCCATAATCCATTTATTATGCCAATTTTATTTTCTGTGTGTATTTTTTTATGTTTAATTTCCTGTTTATCTTTAAAATACTTATTTTTTATATCATAAATTGTTATATTAATAGGTATATCATAAGAAATATCTAAATTCTTTAAAATATCCAAATTTATTTCACCCACTATTTCAAATAATATTTCTTTTAATTTTCTAACACCTGCTTCTGATGTATATTCATCAATAACAAATTTTAAAACATCATTAGAAAAATAAATCATTTCTTGTAGCCCCATTTTATCATAAATTTCAGGTAAAATGTGTGTGTTGGAAATAACCAGCTTATCATCTAATGTTAAACTTTTAAATTTTATACGGTGTATCCTATCTAGTAAAATTTTGTCAATCGCTTCAACATCATTATAAGACAATATAAACAACGCCTTCGATAAATCCAATTCAATACCTGAAAAATACTTATCTTGAAAACATTCATTTTGGGCGGGATCCAATAAATGTGTTAATATTCCAACTATTTCATTACCATGTTCCGTTTTAGAAATTTTATCAATTTCATCAATAAAAATAATTGGATTCATACATTTTGTATCAATAATTATTTGAACGATTGATCCCCAGGTTGAACCAACGTAAGTGTAATTATGCCCGTGTAAGCTTGAACCATTTGAGTCTCCACCCATTTGAATCATTGAAAATGGTCTAGATACATTATTTGCATCTTTTAAACAATCAGATAACCCTTTTTTTGCCAAACTAGTTTTCCCAACGCCAGGAGGACCTTCGAAACCAAAACAGTATCCATCTTGTTTGCCATTAATCCATTGTCCTATAATTATTTCTATTTGTTTTTTTGCTTTATTATGTCCGTAAATAGCCTTATCCAAAGTATGCTTAACATTCGTCATAAACTTGTTTATTTCATTATATTTGCTCTCTATTATTGTCGCCTGAACTAACAAGTTATTATTTAATATTGAATTATTATTTGTTATAAACGGCTCAAATTTAAAAATTTCGTTTAATTTGTCTTTATTAAACAAGTTATTAGTTTGATAATAATTAACAAATTCCAAAATATATTCAATTCTCTCCTTCATATTTATGTTATTCATTTTGAGTTTTTTAAATTCCAAATTTGATTTAGTTATAAATCCATTAATACTTATTGTTAATATTTTTAGTTCGCTACTGGAACAAGTTTGTAATTTTTCTGAAATTACATTAACATAATTTTCCAAAGAATTTGTTAGTTGTTTTACAACCTTTAATGATTTTACTATTTCCAAACTGGTATAATTTTCTTTGATTGTAATTGAGGGTATATTATTTGTTGATAGTAATTTATTAAACTGTGTTTTAATTTCATTCATAATGTTTAATATTGGTTCCTTTTTGTAAATATTAAATGGGATCTTTAATAACCCATCAAGATATTGTCTTGCTTTTGAACCAGAATCGTCGGTTTTAGACTTTATTTCCTTTAATTTTTGCATTGCCTTTTCTTTTACCGAATCATTAACCTTTAATAAACAAATATGTTGTTCCAATGGTATCTTTTGTATATCAAAATTAGCTAAATCATTTGTATATTGTACGGTTCGATTCATTGCATCCTTAAAGTATTGTTTAATCGCCCAAGGAAAACTTTCAAATAATACATTTTGTTCTTGAGTATCAATAGCTCCATTAGCATCATTAGACAATAAATCATATAATAAATATGCCAAATATTGGTTATCGTATTTGTCTATTTTAACTAACAACTGTATAATAACCGTTCTTTTCACATATAATTCCGACGATATAAATTCCTTTACAACTTGGGTTATCGGATTTTGTCTTAAAGTGTTTAAATGGCTTAAATATCCAGCATATTTAGAATATATTTGTTGTGGTTCAAAAATTAAGTAATCCTTTAGGTTCAATGATTGAATATATCTATCAAATGTATCGCATTGAAATTCTGGCGAATGTGGTGTTTTTTTTTTAATTGCATTTTTTTTAAAATTCACAAATTCGTTATTTAAAAAATCAATCATTATATCATCTAGCGTTCCTGTAATAATTAAACTTTTTGTATGTTGTTGATTATGAACTATTATTTGTATACCATAAACTTTTAAATGAAATGGTACAATTTGTATATTTATATCAGAACTATCTAAATTATTTGATTTTTCGTTAAAAATATTATCCTCTGTTGCTTGTCGTGTTTCAGAACTTTTCGGTGAACCCAATAACTTATAGCTTGTTGCATGAAAATATTTTTTTAATAATTCAAATTTATGCTTATCTATATCTGATATAGCATAAGTATTTACTGAATTATTACCAAAACATACCCATAACAAATCTTCAAATGAATATGTTCCAAATATTTTAAATAAAGTTGACAATTCATTATTAACGTTTTGTAAAATGTTTATTACATTATCTGTATTTGTTTTAATATTTGTTTCGCTTATATCCTTTATTTTTTTACTAAGTTCAAATAAAGTATTAATACATTTATTAACATCACTCGCACCAATTATATTTAATGTTTTATTTTTTTTGACGTGTAAAATAGTCTTTTGAATAACATCTTGAAAAAATAACAATTTCTTTTCTATCAATAAAATTATTTCAATAGAAACCTTTATTGGTTCCTTTTTCGAATTTATATGTTTATCGTTCATTATATATTACTAAAGATTATTATATCATGCTTATAACTACGACTTAATTATATGTTTAACGTAACAATATTAAATAAATTATACACATTATAGTAATGGGAATTCCAAGTTATTTTTCATATATTGTTAAAAATCATCCTGAAATCATAAAAAAATTTATTAAAAATGTTTTCAAGGTTGATAATCTTTATCTTGATTGTAATTCTATTATTTATGATACATACAATAAAATGAAGCTTGATGAACTTACGGATTCAGTTGCTATAAGCATTATAAAACAGGTTATCTTAAAAATCGAAGAATATATTTCGGTTATTCAGCCATCACAAACGGTTATTATTGCATTTGACGGCGTCGCTCCAGTTGCTAAGTTAGAACAACAGCGTTCTAGACGCTATAAATCCGGATATCAAAATGAAATTTCTCGTATAATTTTTAAAAAAGAAACGGCTGATGCTTGGAATACAACTGCGATTACACCCGGAACAAGGTTTATGACTGAATTAAATGACACTGTTTCCAAATATTTTAACAATGAGGTGTGTGTAAAGTTAAACGTATCAACGATTATTGTTTCTGGTTCTAATAAAGTTGGAGAAGGCGAACATAAACTATTTGATTATATTCGTTCAAATCCTCAAAAACACAAAACAGAAATAACTATTATTTATGGTTTAGACGCGGATCTAATTATGCTTTCAATTAACCATTTACCAATTTGCCCCAATATTTATCTTTTTAGGGAAACCCCTCACTTTATTCAGTCAATCGATAGTTCATTAGAACCAAATGCTAACTATTATCTCGATATTCCTGAACTAACTCGTGCAATAATTAAATATATGAATAATGGGCGCGAATTAAATTTAGAACAACAAAAAAACAAGGTATACGATTATATATTTTTATGTTTTTTTTTAGGTAACGACTTTTTACCGCACTTTCCAGCAGTTAATATTAGAACTGGTGGGGTTGATAAAATGATTAATGCTTATAAAGCTACTATTGGAGATACTAATGACAATCTTACTAACGGTAAAACTATATATTGGAATAATGTCAAAAAAGTAGTTCAACACCTAGCAAATTTAGAAGAAGAATTTATAATTAAAGAACATCGTTCTCGTAATAATAAACAAAGACAATGTTTACCAAATACAACACCTGAAGAAAAATTTAAGAATTTTGAATCAACACCATTATATGAACGAGAATTAGAAATTTTTATTAATCCATCTAAAGAATATTGGCAAACACGGTATTATCGTACTCTTTTTGGTATCAATTCGGATACAAATGGCGAGCAAAAACTAGATATTTCACGCAACTACCTTCAAGGACTTGAATGGACGATGAAATATTATACTACTGGGTGCCCTGATTGGAGATGGAGATATAAATATAACTATCCACCTCTTTTAAATGATTTGGTGCAAATTATTCCAATATTTGAAACCGAGTTTGTCCCGCAAAAACCCGAAAATCCAGTTTCAGAAATAGTGCAACTGTGTTATGTATTACCACGGTCTTCGCTTAATTTGCTTCCTAGTAAATTATATGCTGAACTCATTAAACATTACGAACATTGGTATAAATGCAATTGTGACTATGTATGGGCTTATTGTAGATATTTCTGGGAATCGCATGTTGAAATGAATGACATTGATATTAATGAATTGGAACAATTTATTGTCAACAACAGTACGCTCCTTTTGACATAAAGATTCAAAACACATATGTGTTATTTTTTATTAAATTAATATTTAATAAAAAATTGAAATACTAAAATAAGATTATCATAAATGTATAATAATAATATAATAAAATGGAAAGTAATTCAAACAGCGAACCTCTTATTACCCCGAACGATATATTTATTGAAATGATTAATCTTCAAAAACAAAAAGAAGATGCTTCTGATATTTGGAAAGATAGTCCATATAAACACTTGGTTAAATTACAATCCAATAATGTAGGAAATGTTGGGGAGACATTTATTCAACAAATTTGCGATAGGTGTAATATTGATGCGCAAGTTGATGGGTCTAAAACAAAAGAATTAGGTGGAGGACTTGGTGACGGATTAATATTAAATAAAAGCGTTGAAATAAAAACATCACATAAAGGATGTAGTAGTCCTAGTTTTCAACACGAATTGGGAGAAACCCCATGGAAACCAGAATTTATGTTATTTATTGATGTAGCCCCAAATTGTATTTATTTAACAATATTTAAAAATTTCAATGAAGAATTTTATAAAAGCGGGAAAAAATGCGAACAATATTTTCCAACAAAAAGTATAACGTGGAGAAAGGGCACTGGAGCATTTAAGCTTGACACAACAATAAAAATTAATGAAGAAAATATTCCAAAAGGAAATACATTTGTAATTAATGGTGATGTTAATTTGATTGAGTTAAACACATTTATATTATCAAAGCTCGAATAGCGAATAAATTTGTGAACTTCTTAAATTATATGCTGAATTTGTTGATAAAAATGATATTTGATTCCATTCTATTGCCAACATTTTATTTACCATTGTTTGTTTATCATCTGTAAATACAATACCATATCCTTTTTTTCCTGGTAAATCTTCAAAAGTCATATAACATTTCATATTTTCTTTTCCAAAACAAGTTGATGGTATATATATATCACAATTACCTATCATATTTTTATTTCTTGTTGATGCAACCGTTCCACCATCTGACATTGAATAAATTTTCATTTTATCATTAGTATAATCCTTAATATCATATAAATTGTTAGTATGGATTTTAGACCAAATTTGAAATATTGTATTTATTTTAATAACATTACCATCTGGTTCATAAAAATTACTGTCTAATTTTGTTGAAGTTATTAAATTATATCCTTTAACTCTTTTACGAGGAACTCCCTTTCCATCACTTTCAAATAACTGTGGTAATATAAAACACACATAATCTGCAAAATTATATGAATGATTAATAAATTTTAATGCAGTGTGTCCTCTTAAACCAAATGGCGGATTTCCAAATACAACATAATTATGAGATTCAACTGGAATCCAGTTTAAATAATCACAATTAATCACTGATTCATGTCTAGGGTCGATGTCTAATGCTATAGTATCAGATGGTAAAACTTGTAAGAAACTACCATCTCCCGCGGACGGTTCAATATATTTAAAGTCTGTAATTTTTTCATCATACTGGTTTATTGTATCAGTAAATATTTGAAAACATTTTTTTGCTGTTTCTAATGGAGTAAAGAATTGATCCTTTTCTTTGGTTGAGTATTTTGAATAATCAATCGGTATATTTGATAACTTTAATATGTCAAATTCATAATTTTTTGGAATATCATTTAATTCAATCCATCTTGTTATTGTACCAGTTGCAACATTTAATTCTTTTGCTAATTGTTTTAACGAATAAATAACTAATAATTTATTTATACATTCCAATAAATCATATTGCTTAATTTCTACTAATGAAGTATTTGTAAAAGAATGTTGTATCTTAGGTGTTGTTAAATTAGAGGTTAAAGTAACTGGTTGAGTTATTAATTTAATTATTTCTTCTTTGTTTTTATTTTTACATTTTGTTATTCCCATTTCTTCACATTTTGCTAAAAGAACCGTTTTGGATAATTTGCTTAAATTCATTTTTTTAACAGTATAATTTTTATTGTTACTACTATTAATCATATTAGTTAAATCAATTTTTTTATTATTTAATAAAAAACTCATTAAATTTTTACTAAATATATTTAGTAAAAATATAAAAAGATACCTAATACACTCAAGTCAAATTTACTTAAGCGGGGGGATACCCTCATAAAATAATATTATTTAACGTTTTTTAGTTGGGCGACCTTTTTTGTGTCTTGATTGCCGTTTTTTCCCGCGTTTAGATTTATGTGTTTTCATCTTGTTATGTTTTTTTGTTTTATTTTTTTTACCGCCTCTTCGGGGTGTTGGTTTATTTATATCCATTCCCGAAAGCATACTGGATAAATCATCATCGTTGATTGCTGGGCGAGCCCGAATACGATTATAATTTGCTATAAAAACGGGCGCGGTAGTAGAACCAAATGCCGGACGAGAACCTAATGTGGGAGTAGATCCAAATGCTGGACCAGGGCCATATGTCGGACCAGGAGCAACTGTCGGACGAGAACCTAATGCTGGACCAGGACCAAATGTCGGAGTAGTTCCAATAACAGAAGTAGGAG